AGACTTCATGGGAGCCTAGGAATACATTTGGATCTTTACCTGCTGCGATTCTAATCTTTCGTAAGAAAGTTCTTAGAACATCGTCAGTCAAAACACCGTCAGTACCGATAGTACCAGAAGCAGATTCTACTGTACAGTCAAATTCGCCACCGTTTCCATCTCTGTCAACGGTTGCATCAGCAGCCCATGGATCATAATAGCCAGTATCACTGCCACCTAATGCATCTTCTTCAGCATCAGATGAAACAATTCTGTCTAGTGATTCAAAGTCTTGTGTACCAGTATGGTTAGAACCACCACTGGCAGCTGCATCGCTTTCAACATCTGCTAAAAGCATTCTATTAATGAACTCTTTGTGTTGCACAGCCATGTACAATCTAAGTGAACCAAGTCCACCCCAAATGTCGTCTTTTGAATGAGTTGATAGCCATTCCATAACTTCAGATGCACTGAAAGGCAACTGAGCTGTTTTTGGTTTGACATCTAATTCTTGTACAGTTGGTTTGATTGTCTCAGCAATATTGCCACCTTCTGCTGTACCACCGAGAACGGTGTTACTTTGGTTGGTGTTCAATGTTGGTTTTGCTGTTATAACCCTCCATCCAGATTTATCCCAAGGGTATTTTGGGAGAATGCCGAATGCGTTTGCTTCTAAGTTAAGTTGAGCCCATGCGTAAGCACCAAAAATGGCGTTAAACATACCAGCAGTACTGGTAGTTGATGGAGCATCTGCTTTTCTAAGAAGGTTACGATTGTGTCCATAATATTGTGCCTCAAGCTCGTCTATTGTTCGTATTTGAGTCATTTTAGTATGTTCCTACTTCGTCAGGTGTTGGAGTATAATATTTGCCTGCTAGAATGTTTCTTGCAACTACACTTAGATTTCCACCTTCTCTTGCATCTTTCAAAACAAATGACATATCGGTTGTAGATTTGTTAATTGTTTCGATTGCTGCATTAGGTCTTGGAGTCTCGGTAGTAAAGTCAAAGCTTTTCTCTTGCATTTTAAGTCCTGCTGGGTCAGCTTTTGGCTTATCCTCAGTTTCTTTATCATCATGTAACCCTGCTTGTCTAGAGTTTGATTGATAAGTATCTGGTACAGTTACTTTTGCACCAACGTCTTCACTTGCTGAAGTTTGTGGCTTTAGCGGTAAATCGGTCGGGGTTTCCAATGCTTTCAATCTATCGTCAATAGATACTAGTGTAGAACTAACGTCTTTTTGGGTCTCGGCTAGAGACTTTATGACATCAGTCAGTGTATTCATATTGGATTTGATTGATTCTTGGAAGTTAGATTTTTCAACTTCTTCTTCGTCTTCAGAAGATTTCTCTTCTTTGTCGTCTTTTAATTCTTTGTCAGATTTATTATCTTCCATATCCTTACCAGATTTATCATTTTTCATATTTATAAAGTTTTCGCTATCTTTAATAAGACCCTTTGGGGCACCTTGACCACCTAATTGATTGTTTCCAGCCTCTGTTTGATAACCACTTTTATTCTTTTCACTCTCTTCCTTCTCATCTTCCTCTTCCTCACTTTCTTCCTTTACTTCTGTAACTTGAGTTGATTCACCACTACCATTAATATTTTCTTTTCCACTACCTCTAACACCACTGTTTAATTGTAAATCTTTCTTTACATCCTCTTCATGTTCTTTTTCTGTTTTTTCTCTTTTAATATTAGCATCATCTTCATCATCTACTGGGGATGATTCCCTGTTTGATGATTTCTCATCACTTACATTTTGATTATAATAATTAGTCCTATCACCATCTGCGTTTGAAAAATCTTCACTCTTTTCTACTGTGCAACCAAATTTACTACATTTAATGACCATTTTACCATCTTCTCTCCTCTCTACATTATCGGTAATTGCCTTTGCAAGTGGGTTGTAATCGGTAATAAGTGCTAGGGGGACTGCTGGATCTTTACATACTGCAACTTCATAATGTTCTAAACTCTTTAATTCATATGCAACACTACCATCTTTCATAATTTTTGGTGTTCTATCTGCTTTTGTAGCACCACCGAATGATAATCCTTTATACTCACCACTCTTGATTTTATTCCAAATTTCATTATCTAGGTGATAATCTTTGTGTATTTTTCCTGTAATTTTAATTGCTGGTAATAATTCACCATCTTTAGTTTTATAATCTACCTTAGCATATGAGATACCTTTTCCTATGATTCTATTGGAATGGGTATCACTGATTGGAGCACCTCTATCCATCCATATTGGAAGAACCTTAATTAACTCATCAACTATTGTGATTTCTCCTTGTTTATCTTTCACCTGAACCGTAAGATAACCTTCGAAGAATCGTTGAGAACCACCTATAGGATGTAGGTCTTTTGTGACAAATTCATTAAAGAAATATTCATCTACCATATATAAACGTGACTATTGCATTACTTATAAAGTTTTTTAGGGTATAAAAAAGAAAAAAAGTGGGTGGTTATTCCTCTACTACCTTCTTTGCTTTGGACACAGCATAATCTATTGAGAATCCTGCTGTAAGACCTATTAGGATCAATCCTAAAGTGTCGACTCCAGACAAAGCGATTGTTTGTGCGATAGCAATACCTGCAAATCCAGATACAATTACTGCACCTAGTAGTTTTCTAATGTCATATTGTGAATCTGAACCTAAATACCCTCGTATTGTATTCAAAATTGCACCTGACACGGTTGCTATGACTATTGCCAATAATGGATCAATCATACTCAAATTACCTATTTAACCCTTATTTAAGGTTTGCTTATTTATCTAATAATTCCTTGACTAGACCATCTAACTCAGAATTTGCTTCATCTGGATGTAACCTGTTGGATTGCCTGTCTACAGCTTTTGCAAGAATAATTAGAGTTTTTTGTAACATTGTCACTTTATCACATAAATCTTGTTGTGTTTTACTCACTCTTCTAAAAAATGTATATACACCACCACCTACTGCTATCATAAGTGTAAGAAGTATGGGTTCAATTAAAGATGTAAACAATCGTTCCATATGGATAATTAATAGTAAAGTATATAAATTAACTTATAGGAATGAGTATTTTTTCTTTAATCATGAATAATAATGCCATTGGGTCTGAATTTATCTCATTAATGAATGACTTGTCTCCACCACTAATACCCTCATACCTACCACATTTAAAACATAAGTATATAGAATGCACACCATCTGTATAACCGTATTTTATTATCTTACATTTTTTACAGTGCTCATCCATGAATACACATTTAAAAGGCTTTATAAATAAGTATTGTCATGTTAAAACATGGCTACATCTATACATATTTTTGAAAATTTAGACATGTTTAATAAAATATATGGTAGTAATGTTGATGATATTGAACATAAGATGCCAATTATTGATTTGTATGTGAAGAATGACAAGTTGTGGATTGTAACAAATTCAAATGATATGAAGGAACAACCAAGATTGAGTAGAAGTATTGTACATTTTAGGAGGGGGAGTGCTGATGAATGGAAGGAGGGTGACGAGAAATTAGTTATTCATGGTAAGTTACAATTTAATTTTGATAAAAATCAATTAGAATTCTTTCCAAGATTTCTTAGAAAACCACTACTTAGTATGCGTGTAGGTAGGTATTTTGGTGATTATGTAAAAAAATGTAAGATAAATTATGATAGACGATATTATGATTTTAAGAATGATCGTATGTTATTTATCTTGGAGGACAAGGATGAAATTTGATTTCGTACTTGGCGAAGTCGAGGATTTATTAATAGAAACAAATAACAAGCTAACCAATATCGAAATATTGTTAGAGTTATTACTTACACCTCCTGATTTGAGAGAGTATATGAGAAAAAAGCGTGGTAATACTACCTCCGATTAGAGTGATTGTTACCACCCATTAGTTTTTTAAAGTCTTTTCCATGTTTTTTACGAAGTGAAATCCAAAATGGGTCTGCTTTCATAAAACCACCCTTTTCATTATACTCTTTAGTAACTTTTGCGATTCTACCATGACATGTTTGACAAAATCTACCATTAACTTGCTCTATATGGAATTTATATTTGCTACAAAAGAAACAAAGACCATAATATTTGTCACAAACTTTTGCTAGGAGAGGTTCACGCCCCTTTTTACTTGCACAGTCACCACAAATATCAGCAATAGTTGCAGCAGCAACATCAACTTTCATACAACCAAGACATACTGCCTCTTTATAATTACTTACTTTAGTATATTCATCACCTTGGTGTTTTTCCCAAAGTTTCTTTGTCATACTATTTGCGTTTTCATTGGTATTTAGTTCTGTAGGCATGTTTATCCCAAATCCTTCTCTAATTTTCTCAAATTAATAATTGTTTTTTCTAATATTTTACTAGTTTCAAGTTCACAATCAATTTTACAAACATAAAACTCAATCTCATCAAGTAGAGGGAGTGTAACCTTAGATATAGACATTATTGGTTTATCCTCTTCAAGTTTTTGTTTTTTTACAAATGATACTGTCTTTGCAATTCTTTTAACCTGTTCTTTATATGCCTTATCTGATGATTCTTTAGTAGATACTACTTTGGAACCACTTGCCAATTTGTTTTTTCTTGCATAATCAGTGGTATGATTAACTTTACAGGTTTCATCACATCTATGAGTCTTCTTCGTCATCTTCATCCTCCTTTTTCACGTAGAAACATACTTTCTTGGTACAATATACTTTACTCATCATGATCATCCTCATCTATAAGCCAACTCCACTCAGGTCGTTCATCATTCATCTTTATCTTCCCACCTTTTTACTCCTTCAAATTCTGTTGCAACAATATCTCGGGCATCTCTAACTGTCATGTTTGTTGCTTTTCTCAACTCTTCTACAGTTTTTGTTTTTTTCCAGTCAAAATCCACTGCTGTTTGTAAAACATTCTTTACAACCTTATAGTTTGCTGGTGTAATTCCTTTTGGGTATGCAGACTTTTTACTCATAGAACTACCACTTGTTGGGCTACCTTGTGCAGTTCCACCTATATCACTAGGTCTTGGATTATGTGGTTCACCTTCAAATTGTTGTTGTTGTTCTTGTGGGGCTGGTTTCCCTTTACCTGCACCGTTCATATTACCATTAATTGCACCCATACCAAACATCATTTCTGGGGTTAGTGCAGTTTCCTTACTTACTTTAAATTCACCTGTGTGGGTTCTAGTAATTCCAAAGCCCATCTGTTGTAACATCATCATATTTTGTATTTCAATTCCATCTGATTGTAAATCTCTCAACTTGTCAGTTTCTTCACCAGTTTTTAATTGTAATTCCCAATCATCAATGTTTAACATTTTACTTATTTTACTAAAGAATGCTTTCTTTAATACGTCCTGTCCCCATTTTACTGCCCTATTAGTAATAGTAACTTGTAATCCTTCCTGACTCCATCCAGCTGGAGTTTCACCATAGTAGAATGGTAGTACACCATAGACTGCACCAATAATCATTCTAAGTTCTTTACGAACTTCAATAAATTCTAATTCTTTTAAACTACCAGTAAAGTCTAACCATTGTGCAGGGTTTTTACCACCCTTATCATTCTCTACAAGTAGGGGGTGGATCATGTATGGATCTTCCTGTGCCTTTTGTTCAAGTACATCCCAACTCTTACGGAATGTATCATAGTTTCTTGAGGATATAATTAACATACCTCTTGGTGGTCTCATCTTATCAAAGTATTTACGAATATACTCATCCATGTGGGATAGAGACATTGCCTTTGACCATACGGAATAGATAGGTGAAAATCCATACAACAGGTTTGGTTTATACTTTCCAGCCTTCCAAATGATTTCACCCTCACCATAAATAACTCTCTTAGGTTGTGGAATACCAATAGAGTACACAGAGTTAACTTCAATAACTGCTTTTAGGGCTTCAGCACCACATCTATCACAAGTAGGTGTGGTTAGTCTAGCATCACGGTGTTCAAATCTTGGGCATACCCATATCTTATTTCTCTTATCATCATACCCAATTCTACCATCACTGTCGGCAATCATAGCTACTTGGGGTGGTTCAATACGTAACATTTCTTTGATGATAGTCTTCTCTTGGTCTATTTTACCAGTGGTGTCATCTATTTTATAGTTCTTTAATAAAAGTAGATATGCATTATCTGCAATTTCAAAGTCTCTTTCAAGTTGTCTTGCAACATCTTCAAGTGTTTGTTGATTGGAGTTAACTGGGTTATACATCAAATCTTCAAGTGTCTTTCGGTGCTCTGGAACAGGTCTTTTCAAATCATGACTTCCACAAGTATCACAAACCAGTGATTGTTTTACAAGCGATATTGCTTTCTTTTTGCGTGGGTGTGCTTCTGCATTATCACCATTGGCTTCAAATGGTTGTTCATCTGGGTTATCTATAGTTGGAGCATATTGGAATTCCTTTGAACAGTTACCACACTTGTACTTCCATTTCTCTACAACTTCAAATCCGTTCTTAAACATCTCTCTATTTAGAGTCTCAATAGGAATACGGAGGGCATCAATATTATCTGCCAACTCATAAATCATAGTTAGTGGAAATGGGAAAATTGGTAATTTAGCACCTGTGTCGGTACTCATATATGGCTGGGCAACGCTGGGTCGGGTAGTTGTCTCTGTGTAGGATTTATCTACCATGTGTAGAGCTTTATTAAGTGTACCTGCAATAGAAGAACGCCAACCCAATTAACTAATCAAACCCATGTTGTAAAGGTTTTGTCAGATTATATAAAGTTTATGTCATAACATTGCACGGCACGCAGTGCCTTTTCTGTTGTGGAAACATTTATATAATGATGTATATTTGAATAATATATGGCAACTCAAATACCTGCATACTTTGAGGCATTTACCAATTTGCAAAACGAATTAATAAATGTCTTTGGGGATGTTACAAAGAAGGCAGATCCAAATGGTGTTGGTAAGGACTTATTGGACTTACAAACAAAATTAATTACAACAACCATTGATAATCTAACTGCTGCTGTTAAGGCTTATCGTAAGGCTTTAGAATAGATTATTTTTTATTTTTTTTAATTATAGGATAGTGTCTCTATCCACCGTGAAGAGTACATGCTATGTTTCTTTTATCTTTACAAATACAAGGAGACCCACTTGGTGAATTATTTATGTCATCAGAGGAATCCTCTATAATAGGCTCGAAGACCTTTTTTTCTTTATTCCCCTTGGATGACATATATTTAATAATCTTTAATAGTATATAAACATTGTTGAGGCATGGTAGAATTAGAAATGATAGACTATAATGAGATACTTAAATGGTTTAATTTCAAATATGATGAAGTGGATGATAAGGGTATGAGTGAACAAGGTAGGAAGACCTTTTGGAAATTACACTTTCTATTAGAAGATAAAATTAATGAGTTGGAAGAAAGACATCACGATACGAAACATCCATAATTCTTATATATCATGTTGATGTACACTAACATGTGGATAGAATGATGGAGATAGATATGGAATTAACACAACTAGCCAAACAAGAACAATCATTAATTAGTGAACGAAGAAAGTTGAGATGTAAGGAAAATAAAACATGTAGTATCTTAGATCTTATTACAACTGTTCAAATAGGATGATATATATAAGGGGTAACTCGGATTATATCATGTTCAAATGGAAGTTAATGTTTGGTATATTTTTTCTTTTTACTGGGTTCTTTAGTATTGTTGGAATTGGTCTAATACTGTTGTACATGTTAGATGAGTGGAAGAAGACTCAAAAGGTAGAACCACAAGAAGATTCAAACCCCACCGATACATATATAAGTCCAGACGTGATTGAAGAGTTTAGATGATTACCTATGGCTGCTGCTAAATTAATAATAGATTTATATGTTAGGGTAGTAATCTAATGGCTGCTGCTAGTGCAATTAGAGATCTACTATTACTCCTTCATGAGGAGTGGTTAGATGAGGATAGGAAGGTAGTGATTAAGAATATGCTTGCAGAAATAATAGATAAGATGGAAGACAGTGTTAATATGGAGGACTTGAGATAGTATGGTTGATTCTAATTTTGTAAGTAATGAGAAGATAAGTAGTGGGTTCGATATACTAGATGAGGCTATGGCTAAGGTGGTTAATGACTTACACCTAAATTTTTATGAGATACTTACCATACTATCTATGATGGATACAAAGGTAAAACAGAACAATATATCCCAATACCTTATAGAGACTGTTACTAGATTTCAGGAACAAATAAATAAAGAGGATGAGAAATTATATTATATGTGTTGCTTGTGGTCGTAAGTATGGTAAGCATTATAAGGGAAATGGTAAGAAATTCAACCTGCCCGAGCTGATGACCTGTATGGTACGTATTCAGGGTACTTTGGTTAGTAGTGGGATTAACAACAAGCAGGTAGATTAGTTACCTTATATATATCTTACTATTACCTAATATTAATATTATTATTTTCCTGACCTGTGCCTTATATATATCATGTGTTTTCCTTAAAAATGGGATTTTCGCTATGTGACCCTGCACGCTGATCTTACGTTTTGAAACTGCGTGAAAGTGTTGAATAAAAAAAAGGGGGTGTAGAATTAAACTACTTCTACATAAGCTCCATTTGAATATTTCGCCATTATAGACGAAGTTTGGTATCTGACCATGAAAGCCATTTTTTTCGACTTTTGCTGGTGTCCAAGTTCCTTTAAAACCAAGTGGCACAGTTTGTACAGTGTCATCTGGCATGGTGATACGAGCTACACATATGGTGGAACTAATATCGGTTGTTGATGTTTTAACCATATAGATGGTATTATGTAATCATATATAACGTAATCGTTCCATGCCTATGGTATACTAGCCACGCCTAACAACGAAATGCTTAAGTAGTTGCTTTTGTTGGTATGTTCGGTAAGCATAC